ACTCCATATGGAGCAAGTAATCCTTCGTCAGTTGCGATACTTAATATCGTCATCTGCTCAGTCTGTTTACCAGTATCGTATGTTAATACATTATTAGCATCAATCTGGGTTTCAATATCATATAGAACTTTTTCAAGTTCATCTAAAGGCTCTTCACCATACACATACATTCGTATGTTTAATCCTAGCATACCCCACTTAAACCCGCCGGGTAAGTATTCTCGTACTTCGTTTCCTGCTACTACTGAAACATATGGAAAGTCATTTACTTCGTCCCAAAAAATCAGTTTATTAGTAACATTATTAGCTAAATCAATATTAAAAGAGCCAGAGCCGTCAATAAGTTTTAACTTAGTAATAAGTGCATTCACTATTGCTGAACGTGCTTTACCTGCCATTATACTCTCCTTGATTTAATATTTAGTTTACGATGAACTAATTTTTGTGCTATTTCTCTAATAGACTTATGAATTAATAATCTAGGGTCTCTTCGTGTTGACCCTTGTTTGAATCCTCTTTCAAAAGTCTGATAAGGATACTTCATATAATTATAAAAAGCAGTCAATGACCCTTGTCTAGTTTGCGTAACATTTGTAATAGTAACCGATTCTGCAAATCGTCCTGTTCTATTTACTAGTGAACCGCCTTCCCCCATATTCTCTTTAACTTTTTCAGTTATCTGAGATTGGATTATGTTTTGTATCGCTGCGGGTGAAGTGAACCTACCCCTGGTGTCCCTGATTCTAGGTAGAGTGGTAGGTAGAGGCTTCTTCCCTTTCTTAATTTTGGATTTTATAGAATGAGATGCTTTAGTAGTTTTAACTTGGTCTTTGATCTTTTTCTTGCCAATTATAGCAGTGTCCAACGCCTTATCCACCCAATTGAGCATAGAAGGAGATCCCCCCACCTCTAGATAAGCCCCTGGGTTGTCAATTACAGTCTGTACAAAAGATGCTATAGCATTTTTTATTTGCTTTTCTTTTTGACCTTCTGATAAGTTAGACTTCCCCCACTGTAGCTCTATATTTAGTGTGTACGTCTTCTTTAAGGCACTTCTAGCTGTAAAGGCATCATCAGCTTTTAATTTTAAGTCTATTTTACCTAAGATACGATCTACCTCTAAAGAGATAGCCTCCATTTCTGTAATCATTGCTTCCGCGTTTACACCAGCTTTTTTTGCCCCTTTACTCATTAGTTTCTTCGTTGCTTTCATACTACGGTGTGTAACTACTGCAACGCCGCCTGCTGCTCCATGCCCTAAGTGTAAATTCTCTCCAAAATCTTTTAATTTACTACCGGAACTTAGGTCCTTTAGTGTATTTTTGTATAAGTTCTTCTTCCAATTGTAGAAGGATTTATAAGGGTTAGCTACGGGTCTAGGGTTTAATTTGGTTTTCTTTGAAGAAGCCACCCACACACTCCCTCCCTCATTACTAGACTCGTTTTCTATGAATCTGTGTTTCAGTAGGGAACCCTCAATCTCTGTAATTGCTTCATCGGCTTCATCCTTTGTAAGGGATAACTTGCCCCTTAGTAGTGTAGATAATTCAGCCCTATTCAAGGTTAGACGGTGGGTTACTCCTTCTAAAGAATCTCTAAGGTCGTTTTCGAATATTTTTACAATATTACGTTTAAGAAAGTTGGATAGTGCGTCTGCGCTCATTAGCTAATATGCCTATAATGCTCCAAGATACGTTTTATGTGTGGGGGGAATTCAGAGTGAAGCGACTGGCTGCGTGAGATATTTTTAATATCCGAGCCTGGCATAGACTTTGCTGGAGTTGATTCTTTCTTCATATAGTATGTAGTAAGATCATAGCAAGCTAGCTTTAGTTCATCTGGTATAGAAGAGTAACCACCTTTGTATACTAATTTAACTGATTTAGGTCCTGTAGGAAAACTAGAAACTTTCATAATTTCTTGTCCTTCAGCATCTAACTCATAATCTCTTGGTGCAGTCCAGAATTCTCCAGCTGCTTCACAAGTTGATTGAGTAGTATAAGATGAACTGCTACATTCACCTGTCCATCTCTCAGCACTAAAAGTCCAGCTATTAGTGCTTGTATGGCCTGTGGTCGCTGCAAATGTTACAGCTATGTCACCCTCTAAAGTTTGACTAGAACCTGTTATTGCTACGCTTGTTTCTTTCCAATTATTCCCTCCATCACGAGACCATTTAAAGGTATCTGGAGTTCCTGTACTGTCAATTTGTACTTTATAGCTACGTCCAATTTCACCTGACGACGTATTTGCGTTGTATCCAGTGATTGTTAGATCATTTAAGCCTGCCCCAGTAAAGGAGTCATTATTAATACAAGTCGATTCAGTAGTTTTAGTAGAAAGAGTACATTGAGCAGTACCTGATTCTAAAAGATAGTAATTGTTACTATCGGCGTGGTTGGTTTCGACGGTTGTTTTATCCGTCTTAGAGCTTGAACGCTCTAATAGTTGTACAACTTCCACGATTGGAAGTTCTACAGGGAAGATAGAAGTTTCGCCACCGGTAGTGTCGAAGTACTCTGTCTTTGCTGTGGAATAGTAATCAATAAAATTACGCCCACAGTACGTTCTTATAAGTGCAGAAACTTGGGTCCTCAGAAGGTTAATTTCTGAATCCCTGTTAGTACTAGAGATACCAGCATATGCCTTGTACTCACTAACTGTATATAAGTCTGCCATTATATGTCCTTAAAAGTTCTTTGCCCTAAGGCTTGGTTTTTATAAATAAACTTTTCAATTCATTTATAAAAACCAGAGGGGCGGACCCCTCCAGTTTTATTTCAACTATTAGTTAAGTCAGTATTAGCCGAACTTAATTAACGCCATTGAAGCCTTACTAGCTGCTCCAGCCTCTTTAGCTATAAAGCCAAAGCGACGGGTTGCAACCATAGCCTTCTGTTGTGCAACTACATCTGTAGCTGTCTCAACTGTCATGTTGCGGTAGTTACCTACTAAGTAATTATTAGGGTTAACAATAATTCCTTGTGCTTTACCTGTAGCTGTTGCTTCGAAAGCATCAGAAACAACTAAAGACATTCCCCATAGTTTACCTAACTCACCAGCTTTAATTGTAGCGTTATCACCGTACTTATCTACTGTAGTAACCTCAGTTGCATCTAGTAAACCGTAGTACGCTGCTTGAGACAAGAATACAACTAAATCTGCAGGATTCATTCCCCACTGACCCATGTTCTTACGAGCAGTTAAGATTTCAGCAACAGAAACTAAGTCTGAAGCAGAACCAGTAGTTACTGTATTACTAGCATGGCCACCAGCTAACTCTTCAAGCTCTGTAAATGGAGCTGCAACACCTGTACCTAAGATAGAAGCGTCAGATGTACGAGCCATACGACGGATGATAGCATCACGAACGATACCAGCAACTGGGATTAATGCATCCTCTTCTTCTTCGTAACCAATGTACTCACGAGTCGCTAGCTTAGAAGCAGTCAGTGTGACCTCTGTTAAGCCGTGCGCTTGTGTAGTTCCTGAAGAAGCATCATTAAATGCTGTACCAACTGCATCACCATCATTAAGCGATCCACCTGCTACCCATGTAGCATCTGCACCTGTGTCTGGATTGAACGGGAAGTTCATAACACGTGCATTCATAGCAATTGATTGGAACTGTGGCTCAACTACAACACGATTTTGAATTCCTTCAAAAATTGTAGAGTTCCAAGTAGTTTCCCAATCAGTGTCAGAGAAACGCGTAGCTTTTTCGATTAGTTTCTTACCAACTTCTGTTTGATCGATAGACTTTCCTAAGATCTTAGCAGTAATGAATGCAGAGTTTAACTCATCTGCAGAAGGAGCATCTGATCCAGCTTCTGAGAATTGCATCTTAGATTTCTGCATAGCAGCCATCTCGTCTTTAGCAGATGCAAGTTCATCTGACATTTCAGAGATTGCTTTAGAGTAATTATCTCCATCTGCTTTAATTTTAGCTTCTAAAGCCTCGGCAGTTTTCTCTGCTTTGGTTTTACCCATTTCAATTGATTTAAGTGTAGCTTCTGCTGCAGACTTCTCAGCCTTCTCAGCAACTTCAGCTTTGTATGAGTCTAATGCTGCTGTAGCAGACTTAGCCATCATATCCTGTAGTTCTTTCTTATCCATATTAATTTCCTTAAGAATGTTATCCTGAGAAGGTTCCTTCTCTTCCTTTTTTGAATCTTCTTTTGCTTCTACAATTTCGTATGATTGCTTAAATGAGTTATACTCATCTACATTTTCAAACGACTTTGCTAAAGAGAAAGTAGAGTCTTGATTAGCGGGCACAGATACTACACTAATTTCATATAAAGATAAATCTTTAATGAAAAACGTATCTACGTCCTTCTCATAGTCCGCATCTTTGATGCTAAAACCAACGCTAAATGTTTTTAAAACGCCATCTTTGATTAGGTTATACACTTCACCTGCAGCTTTACTAATTTCTGCAACAATTTCCAGTCCCTTGTCAGTTACATTGTAATCAACAGTGGTACCTACCGGGCGTGAATAGTCATGGAAAGCAAGGATAATAGGGTTTTTTAGATAATCATCCATACCACCCTTTTCCCAAGCTTCCTTAACGATTACATCGCCAGATCGGTCTTTGGAAACAGTATTTGCGTAACCTTTGATTGTTAGAGTATCAGACTTACCGTCCTTCTCTACCACATCAAACAATGAGTTAATTTCAAACTTTTTATTCATCATTTTCCTCGTTTCCCTGAGGTCTTCCGCCCTCAGAAGGGTTGCTTGCGCTTCCCGCAATATTTGCCGGGATGCGTATGTCATCATGACCTTCTATCTTCTCTAATCTTAATGCGTCTCTAGCTTCATTTGGAGTAAGTACTCCGCCGTTAACTAAAGTGCTGTAGTATCTTGCTTTTTCGTCTAACTCTGCCTGTAAGGGCGAGAGGTCTTCTAGTGCTGCTGCAAGGTCATAACCAAAATATCGCTCTAAACCACTAATCAGTTTTCTAACTAAAGGTAGAACGGTCTCTTGATACATTAATTTCTGGTTGGGTCTAATGTTTGCATTATTACCACCATCCATTAAAATTGGTGGGATTCCAATAACTTTTAAAATAGTACTCTCTAAATTAGTTACTGAATCCTCAAAGTCTAACTTCTTGAAATCCACATTAGAGATATTGTCTATCTCTATACCCCCGTCTAAAACCAAAGGCCTTCTGCCTCCGCTCTTAGGGTTGTACTTCTGTGCCCAAGAATTAATTAGTCTGTCTTTTACTTTAGCACTAAGAGTATTTGGTGTCTTTAGTACTAAGCCAGGAACTGCTCCATTTTTGAAGAAGTTCATCTGGAAGTCTTTCATATCGTATAACAAGTTGATTGAGCGTTTAGCTGAGCTTAATCTTGACTTACCTCGATATATTGAATCTGATGAGTTATCTTGAATATGTATAATCTCATCAGGTTTGTATTTAGTTCCGTTATAATCATACCCTTTGATAAATGTTTTCTTATCTGGAGTAATAGTAACGTTCTCGGCAGGTAGATGGTATAAACTTGCACCATCATAATACATAAAAGCATTACCATCCATAATCATATCTAAGAAGATGTTTCTCCTGAAAGCATCTGCTGATTGATATGGGTTAGGGTTCCTGTTAAGTAGAGTTACTAGCTTTTTATGTCTAATAGTTGCTACTCCAGGAAATGCTTCTTTGTCCCCTACATCTATATTAATTTGTGATGCTGCATCAACAACCATATTAACACCGCGATTAACTACTTCTAATCTTTCATACGCTCTTTCATAAGGCAATGAAGGTGCCAAAGGCCCTTGCTGCCCTTGGGCTGCCGCTATTTGTGCCTGCGCCGGATTCAGTTCTGTCTCTTATACACATCTGACGCTGCCGACGATCTTACGCGTGTAGATCTCGGTGGTCG